TCCCGTACCAGGCCACGAATTTGAATCACGCGTTTTGTACGCCGGGGAAATTGTGGGAATACGCGATGGCCGGGGTCCCGATTCTCGCGACGCCGTTGAAGGAAATCCAGCCGGTGATATGGGAATGGGACATCGGGGATTTTCTTTCGGCTCCGATGGACGCCGAATCGGTCGCCAGGGATATTTTGAATTTTCCCGTCGCGGGATCGGAACGATATTCGCAGATGAAAAGCAACTGCTATCGTTTTGCCAAAGCGGATTGCTGGGATTTTTACGAGAAGCGATTGACGGAGGCATATCGTAAAAAATTTGGGGGGCCGTCGGCATGAAAAAGATCGCAATGATCGTGATGAATTCCGTCGTTCAGGATTCCCGAGTCCTCCGGGAGGCTGATTCCCTGGCCGGCGCGGGATATCATGTCCGCGTCTTCGGGGTCCGGGACGAACGGGCCAAAGCGAATTTCGTGACGCGGAATTCCGGCGCTGAAATCCAGTTGTCGGATTGCAAAATCGAGGCCATGGATTTCGTATCGAGGACTATAGCGTCGTTCGGGATCGCAATGTGCATGGCATTGTCGGCGTTTGCCGTCAGCATCACGATATGGCCCGAGGTGCTCCGCGCCGGGATCGGTGTCGTCCTCGTCGTCGCCGCGTTTCTCTGGATTCGCGTTGAATATGAGAAGACGATCCGGATAATCCGGCAGATGCAATCCGAGGGGAAATCCGCGGAATACGGAACTCTCGAGGGGTTTTTCGTCAGGGCCAGGAATCTCCGGCTGGTGTTATTCCGCTGGGCGATGCGGTTCACGACAAGGAATCATATCGTCCGAATGATCGCGGAATTCCATCCCGACGCGATACATTGCCACGACGCCGGGACGCTGGACATCGGCCGGCGTTACGCGGCCTCGGTTCGATGGCGCCTGAAATTCGTTTTCGATTCGCATGAGATTTGCTCCGAAATGAACGGCCAGACCGATAAACACCGGCAGGAAATCCGCGACATCCAGACCCGTGTCGCCCCGTTTCTGGACGGCTTCATCACGGTCAACGAGGGCGTCGCCGCGGTTCTGGAACGCGACTACCCGAGGTTCCCCGCTCCGGTGATCGTGAAAAACGCGTTCCGTAAATTGCCGGAGCCCGTGAAGTATGACGGCCGGCTACATCGTCTCCTCGAAATTCCGTTCCAGGATTACATCATCTTGTTTCAGGGCGGGATCGGGATGCACAGGAACCTGGATATCCTCGTCGAGATCGCCAGGAAGATCGGCCTCCCGTTTCACGTCGTCGTCATGGGAAACGGCCCCCATGCCGATAACCTCCTGGCCCAGGCGCGATCCCTAAAAAATTTCCACCTGATCTATGGCGTCCCCCAGGCCGAGTTGATTCAATGGACCGCAGGGGCCTCGTTTGGGATCATCCCGTATGCCGACACGTCCTTGAACCACCGCTACTGCACTCCGAATAAACTCTGGGAATACCCGGCCGCCGGGGTTCCCATCATCGCCGCGAATCTTCCGGAATTGACAAAGGCCATCATGGAGAATCGTATCGGCTGGATCACCCAGAATCCGATGACGGCCGACTTCGTGGTTGACCTGGTCAACGCGATCACCCCGGAGGACTGGCAGGAGAAACGCGACGCCTGCTTGAAATTCAATCAGTCCGACAACTGGGAGAAGTACGCGGACCGGTTGATCGGGCTTTATCGGAGGTTGATCCCATGAACGTTGAAATGATGCCCGTCGAGAAGATCATTCCCTACGCTCGGAACCCCCGGAAGAACGACGGGGCCGTTGACGCCGTCGCGGCTTCAATCAAGGAATTCGGGTTCCGCCAGCCGATTGTCGTGGACCGGGAGAACGTCATCATCGTCGGGCATACGCGCTACAAGGCCGCCAGGAAATTGGGAATGGCCGAGGTCCCGGTTCATGTCGCCGACATGGACCCCGCGAAGGCCCGGGCGTATCGGCTCGTGGACAACAAGAGCAATGAACTTGCCGAATGGGATATGGGATTGCTTGAGGCGGAAATGGATGGGGACATGGAAAAATTGCTTGCTCCCATCGGTGTTGATTTCGATTTGGAGATTCCGAATTTCGGCGCAGTTGGTGAAGATGAACAGGGACGGCTTGATCAAAAATCTCCCGTGAAATGCCCGGAGTGTGGACATGAATTTGTCCCATGAATTAAAACTGAATTGGTGCTCGCACGATGCCGCAAAATATGCGGTTGAGCATTGGCATTATTCAAAAAAAATGCCAGTCAATAAAACGGCGAAAATAGGAGTGTGGGAAAATTCTAAATTTATCGGGGCAATAGTATTTTCATGTGGAAGTGCTGGCACATCATCTACGGGGAAACGTTACGGGTTGTCTCTGACTCAAGTTTGCGAGTTGGCAAGAGTCGCATTGAAAAGTCATAAGAGTGAAGTCACACGCATTGTTAGAATCTCGCTTTCCATGTTAAAAAAATCTCAAAAGAAACTAATGTTAGTCGTCAGTTACGCTGACCCACAAGAGGGACATATTGGAAAAATTTATCAGGCAGGGAATTGGCTGTATGTTGGAAGGTCTTCAAAGGATTATGCGTTTATTGATAGTAGAAATAAAAAATGGCATTCGAGAAGCGTTAGCGAAACGGGATATAAAATTCATTGCGGTGTGAAGTCAAGATGTCCGAAGCCATCTTCGCTCACGAAAATCTTGTTAATTCCTAAATACAAATATCTCATGCCGCTTGACGATGAAATCCGAAAACGTATTGTGCCCTTGTCGAAACCGTATCCGAAACGCGCCGGAAGTGTCCGTGGCGACACGCCCGCCGACCAGGTGGGAGAGGGCGGTTCGAGTCCGACCCCGGCGCTCCATAATTTGACAAACCCCATTCCATAGGGTATTTTTCAGGTGATGGAAAATAATTCAGAAAATCAAAACGGTAATCAGAATGAGGAACGCCGGCACGGACACTTCAAAAAACCGTTGCCGCATTGGTTCAAGCCCGGTCACTCTGGAAACCCCGCCGGCCGCCCGAAGGGGCCGACGATGTCGGAGGCGTATCGCCGCGTGATGATGCGCCGGATTCCCCCCGTCAAGAACAACAAGGAACTCGTCGAGGCCGTGACAAATGTCCTGTTCGAGATTGCGAAGGAAGGTGCGACGTTCGCCGAGGTCGTTGCCATCGCGCAACTGCGCGAGGCGGTGAAGGGCCGCACGCAGGCCGCCGCGGAGATATCGGATCGGATTGATGGTAGGCCGAAGCAGATGGCCGAGATCACGATGGGCGCGAATATTCATTCCTCGATCGCCGATCTGTACGACATGACGAAATTATCCAAGAAGCAGTTGCAGGAGTTGGAGCGAATTCTTTGCGGCACGATGAGAACGGTTCCGGAGCCGCCGATCATCTTCCCCGTCGCGGCCGAATTGAAACCGAATGGAAACGGTGATGAACTCAAAAAATCCGGTGGTTGATCTCTATCCGGCCGCCGGAGAATGTTGCGAACGGGCGGACGTCCAGGCTTCCTCCGGGGTCGAGACGCCGCCCGTTTCGCTTTCGCTGACCGCGGAGGATGTTGCGGTCCTCCACGGCCGGGTCCGCCGGCGTCGGGCGGAAGTCTCCCTCGTCGAATTCACCCGCCAGGCATGGCCGATCATCGAGCCGACGACCGAATTCCGTGACGGCTGGCATATCCGGATGATCGCGGAGCACCTAGAGGCCGTGTATCCGGGGAACGAAATCCGCGACCTGATTATTTGCGTCCCGCCAAGGCACATGAAATCCATCCTGGCTTCCGTGCTGTGGCCGACATGGGTCTGGATTCAATGCCCGTCGTTCCGATGGCTCACGGCGTCCTACGCGGGGAACCTTGCCGTCCGGGATGCCTTGAAGTCCAGGCGCATCCTCGAATCCCAGTGGTTCCGGTCCCATTGGGACAATCGGTTCCGGATGACCGGGGATCAAAACGTGAAGGCCCGGTACGAAAACGACGCGACGGGATATCGGATCGCGACATCGGTGGGGGGAGGCGTCACCGGTGAGGGCGGCGACTGCCTGATTTGCGACGATCCCCACAATCTGATTGAGATTCATTCCCGACAATCCCGGGACACGGTTTCCCGCTGGTGGGATGAAGTGATGTCCACCCGGCGCAACGATCCGTCATCTTCGAGCCGGGTTCTCATCATGCAGAGGGCGCACACGGACGATCTCGTCGGCCGGTTGCGGGGCCGTGGATATACGGAGTTGATCCTGCCGGCCGAGGCCCCCCGGGCGATCTCCATGCGGTTCCCGATTACCGGGGATACGATTGACCGCCAGGCGGGGGACATCCTGTGGCCGGAGCAATTCGACGCTGAAGCCATCGCGGACACCAAACGGAACCTGGGGAGCCGGGCCGCTTCGGCGCAACTCCAGCAGGAACCCGTCCCGGAGGGCGGCTCGATCATCCGTCGCGAATGGTGGCGGTATTTCAAGCAGGGGTCCGAACCCAGATTCGACTACGTCATCCAGTCCTGGGACACCGCGTTCAAGACCGCGAACGCGTCGGACTGGTCGGTCTGCACCACAATCGGCGTCTCGGACACCCAGGGCGCCTTCGTGCTGGACCGCTGGCGGGCCAGGGTCGAATTCCCCGAACTCAAACGCGCCGCGGTCGCACTGTTCGATTCCGCGAAACCCGTCGCCGTCTGGATCGAGGACAAGGCAAGCGGGCAATCTTTGATCCAGGAATTACAGCGCGAGACGAATATTCCGATTGTCGCCATCGAGGTTGACCGCGACAAGATCGCCAGGGTGAACGCGATTTCCCCCGTGATCGAGGCCGGAAAGGTTCATTTCCCAGAGGGCGTCGGCTGGGCGCAGGAGATCGTTGACGAATTCGCGGCGTTCCCAGATGGGTTGCATGACGATCAGGTGGATTCCCTGACGCAGGCGTTAATGAAAATATTTCTGGAAAAAAGGTTGACACCGAGAATCCGTAGGCTATAAATTCGCGTAGAGCTTAAAAAGTTGCGGGTCTTAACCGGTTTCATCCCGCAACGCCAAGTCCGGAATGTTCCGGATTGGGCCGATGAAAAAAACGGGTTTCGGAGGAGTACCAGAGGGGACGACCGTCCTATTCGGCCAGGACTTATCTGACGGCCCCGACCTGCATGATGCATGTGGATCGGATATCAGAAAAGGCCCCTCGACTTTTGTGCATAGCATCACCGGAAAAGATTTTCTTTTTTCCTTCAACGCCGGAAGGCAATGCAGGGAAAAAGATAAGTCCTGGCCTCCTGTGATGCTTTGCGCCGAAGTCGAGGGTTGACACGAGCAGGACCCAATCCGGAGGAGATTGGGGGAGTAGTTGGGAATCCGAGAACGTTTTGCGCGATTTTTTCAGAAGCAGGCCGATTCGGTTCACGCACTTTTCGTTTCCCCCCCGCAGGCATCGTTCACGACATACGACTACGCGAAACTCGCCAATGAGGGTTACGGCAAGAACGTCCACGTTTTCGCCGCGATTCGCCTGATTGCGAATTCCTTCGCGTCCGTCCGCTGGCAACTGATCCGAACCGATCCATCCGGGGATGAAGAGGAGATTCGGGCGCATCCGTTGCTGACGCTCATGGAGCGCCCGAATCCGTTGACGCCGAGAAATAAATTTTTTGAGGAAGTGCTGTCGTTCCTGTACATCGGCGGCGCGTCGTTTGTGTTCAAGGCGCAGGCCGGCGGCAAGACTCGGGAATTGTGGACCGTAAGGCCCGATCTGGTCACGGTGAAAACCGGAACGATTTTGGAACCGATCAAGGAATACGAGATTGACCTGGGGAACGGCAGGATTCAAAAACGTCCGCCGGAGGAAACCTTATATTTGCGTTTCTTTAATCCCAGCGGGCAATTCCAGGGATTGTCGCCGATAAAAATTGCCGGCTCCACCGTGGATCAGGCCAACGAATCCCTGAAATGGAATGTCTCGCTTTTGCAGAATCAGGCGAATCCGTCCGGAGTCTTGAAGGTCAAAGGTAAATTGACGGAACCCGAATTCACGAATTTGCGAGAGCAGATCAACGACGCCTACGCGGGCGCGAAGAATTCCCGCAAGCCGCTGGTCTTGGAGGGCGATCTCGATTACCAGCCGACCGGGATGTCGCCTACGGACATGGACTGGCTCGAAGGGCAAAAGGAAACCGGGCGCAATATCGCAATTGCCCTCGGGGTTCAACCCGAACTTCTCGGCGATTCCTCGAACAAAACATATTCAAACTACGGCGAGGCCCGCAAGGCATTCTACGAGGAAACGGTGATCCCGCTGGTGAACTGGATCGCCGGGGAATTCTCGAATTTCCTTTGCCGCGAATACGGAACCGATTTGTCGTTCCGGCCCGACATTGATTCCATCGAGGCGATGCAGGAGGATCGCGACAAGTTGTATTCGCGGATCGAGAATTCTTCGTTCATCACGATCAACGAGAAACGCCTGGCGACCGGGTACGATGAGATTGACGGCGGCGATAAACTTCTGATTCCGTTGTCGTTGATTCCGTTCGGGGGTGGATCGAATGAGACGCCGGTATCCGAATCCGAAACCCAGGGTGAAATGGATGGAGCATCGGAAGCGGCATCGCAGTCGAAGCAGAAAGCATTCAACCTGACGACGGACGAAAGCAAAACGGCGTACTGGAAGTCTTTCGATTCCCGGCGCATGGCATGGGAGAAGCGCGTCGCGGGTCATGCCGAAAATATGTTGCGGCAGGATGTCCGCGACGCCGCGAAGGCCTACGGCTCCGGATTCAACCAGGAAGACGCGATGGGCCGTATGGAGCAGGCGCTCAAGGATCGTCGCCAGGAATGGGAAAAATTCTATCTGGGGACGTATGTCACCGTCGGCACGGATGTCGCCAAGCGCGTATACGGCGCATTGAAATCCTGCGGGCCGTCGGAAATCAAGGCGGATATCAGGGATTTGTGGCTCGATCTGGTTTCCGATTATGTCCGGAAATCCGCGGGCGAGAAGATCGTTGGGATCACGACGACGACAATGAAATCTGTGCGATCCGCGATTGACGCCGGTCTCGACAAGGGCGAGGGGATCAATCAGATCGCGGCGCGGATTGACGCCCTGCGGCTCGATCCGATCATCCCGTATCGTTCCGAGGTCATCGCCCGGACGGAAACGATATCGGCTTCGAATTTGGGAAGCCAGGCCGCGGCGAAGTCAACCGGGCTCCCGCTGAAAAAAGAATGGATTGCGACGCGGGACGATAGGGTCCGCGATGATCATCTTGCGGCCGATGGACAAAAGGTCGAGATCGACAATCCGTATCGCGTGGGTGGCGAGGAACTGATGTTTCCCGGCGATTCAACTCACGGCGCGTCGCCAGAAAATACGATTCAATGCCGATGCACGGAAGCGTATGTTTCCATCGGCTCGGAGGAATAACAATGCCGTTCCCCAACGAGCATGCGGCCCGCCTGCAGAATCCCGACAAGTACGATCGCTTCCGCCGGGAGAACGACAAATTCGGTGACGGTATCCATGCGATCTGGGGCGTGACCGCCGACGGGACCGTGGAGTTGCAGGCGATCCGGTTCGATTCCTCGAAATTCACCGTGGCACAGGCGAAGAAGTGGCTTTCGGATCACGACCACAAGCCGATCTCGTTCGAGGAAGCCACAGGGAAATCCGAATCGAAGGGCGCTCCGAATCGCATTTATTTCAAGATGACCTCGTTCGATTCCGCCAAGGGCGAGATCGAGGGTCTTGCTTCGGTGTACGGAGTGGTTGACTCCTACAACGATGTCGTCGAACCCGGGGCGTTCACCAGGACGATCCAGCACAAG